GGAACATTTATTGTTGAAAGAGGAATATCTTCAAAAACTCCTAAGGCACCATCTAAAAGTGATGCGGTAATGGAAATTGCAACTATTAAATTACCACCATATCTTTACAACCCTGCAAATGCCGTTGTAACATTAGTGGATAATAGACGATATACAATGAGAGATATTGGTTTAATTGAAGATAGGGTAGAAAATTTAGAGAGAGTAACTTCATTATCACTACTTGAATTAAATACTCAAACTTTACAAATTCAAGATGAGGAAGGAAATAATAGATTTAAGAGTGGATTTTTTGTTGATGACTTTAAAAATTATGCATTCACCAATAATAGATTGTCTAACATAAGAGTTAATACTTCTGCAAATGAATTGACACCCATTGTTAGTAGAAATTCACTCAAATCGCAACTTGCCCCAGCAATTTCAGTCATTGATGAGCAATTAGATACGTCGCAAAATTTCCAATTATTAGATCCAAATGTTCAAAAAACTGGGCAGGCACTAACTTTAAAATATGATTCTATTGGATGGATAGAACAAGCATTTGCGACAACCGTTGAGAATGTAAATCCATTTAATGTTATTGTGTATAGTGGTGATATTAAACTCAGTCCAGAGATTGATAATTGGGTTAGAACAGTTCAGCTTCCAGATAAAAATATTGATATAACTTTAAATTCTAGTAGAATACTTACTCAAAATTTGACAAGTAATGTTGCGGTTACATTAGCACCAATTAACATCAATACTGAAGAAACTATTAATTTACCAACAATTAGGGGGAGAGGGAATAGAACAATAACTGATTCTACCAGTACCACAACATCTAATACGGTCACTAATACAACTTCTTCACTTTCATCATCTTCAACTTTTGATACTGTAAGTAATACTGATACTACAATAAGAAATGTTCTAATTTCATCGTCCAAAGAATCGTTTATGAGATCTAGAAACATTCAGTTCTCAGTATCTAATGTTAAACCATCGACTCAATTTTATCAATTTTTAGATGGAAATAGTGGTGTTGATTTTATTCCAAAATTAGTTGAAATTTCAAATCCATCTAAAGCATTTATAATAGGGGAAGCAGTTATAGGGAGATTTGATAACAGGAATTTAATTACATTTAGGGTTGCAACACCAAATCACAAGTATGGACCATATAACGCACCATCAGCAACTTACACAATTAATCCATATAATAGAAATGAATCTATATCATCAGGATATAGTCAGTCATCTACAATTTTAAATATTGATACCATTTCACTATCAGAAGAAGCTCAAGGAAAATATTCTGGATATTTAGTTTCTGGTATGCAGCTGGTTGGGCAAACTAGCGGTGCCGTAGCATTTGTATCTAACCTAAGATTGATTTCTGATAATTTTGGAGATTTAATTGGAACCTTTTTCTTAAGAGATCCAAATGGAACTCCAACTCCAACTGTAAGAATTCCTACTGGAACTAAAACGTTTAAATTGTCTTCAAGTTCATCAAATAATCCTGGTCTTCCTGGAAGTTCGGACACTTCATTTGCAGAAACAAATTTTAATTCTGATGGAACTCTTGAGCAATGGGAGAATACTGTTACAAACACAACTAAAAATTTAACCACACAAACTGTAGTAAATCTTACAACCAATACAACAACCTCGCAAACGACAATAAACACCCATACAAGAACAACAATTCAAAGATTTGTTGATCCTCTTGCACAATCATTTGTTGTTGGTGGAAATGTTGAGGCTCCCTCTCCAACATCTACATTCGATGACATAAACGGTGCATTTTTAACTGCCGTTGATTTATTCTTTGCTAAAAAAGATGGTGGCAATGCTCCGGTAAAAGTTGAAATAAGAACTGTTGAACTTGGAACTCCTACAAGGATTGTTATTGGAACTCCAGTTACTTTAAGACCAAGTCAAGTTAATATTTCTGCAGATGCTTCTGTTGCAACTAAAATTACCTTTGATGAACCAATTTATCTACCACCAGGAAGAGAATATGCCGTTGTAATTATTTCGGAAAATAGTGATAGTTATGAACTATGGACGGCAATCATGGGCGAAAAAACTGTTAATACTGCAAGTCTTCCCGATGTAAATGCCGTAACATACTCTAAACAATTCTCAATGGGAAGTTTGTTTAAATCTCAAAATGGATCTATATGGACAGCAAATCAATATCAGGATCTTAAGTTTAAACTTTATAAGGCAAAGTTTACATCCCCGACAGGGACTGCCACTTTCTTTAATCCAACATTAGATGAGAGTAATGGTTATGTTCAGAAACTAACAAATAATCCATTAACAACATTACCGAGAACAGCGACTTTAGGAATTACTACAACAACAAACTCTTCTATAACAAATAATTTGTTAAAAGGTAGAAAAGTTGCAGACACAACAAAACCGTATGTATATGGTTACGTTTTTGGAACTGGTAGTTCTGTGGCCACGGTGGGATTAACCACAGGAGGAAGTAATTATGATAGTGATTTGGCAACACCATCAAATAATAATGTATCCACTTTTAACATTATAGGAAAGGGTTCTGGGCTTGTATTAAATATTACGGCAACATCTGGAACAATCACTGGAACACCAACAATTGTAAATCCAGGAAATGGTTACCAAGTTGGAGATGTAGTTGGAATTGTAACTTCTACCGTTATTAGCAAAACTGGGACTGGTGCAAGAATTTCTATTTTAACATCTCCTGGAGTAGATACATTATTCTTAACAAATATTCAAGGAAATACTTTTACTAATGGTGGCGAATTAAGTTATTACAATGATTCTAATGTATTGACCGGTGCTGGTGTTACAATTAGATCTTTTGCCTCTTCAACAAATCAATATTCTGGTAATTATATACAAGTAGATCACTTTGATCACCACATGTATGCTAAAACTAATAAACTTAGAATTAAGGATGCAGAATCTAGTTTAGCACCAGTTCAAATTACATCAGAACTGTCTGCTTCGGGAACATCAATTTCTGTTGGAGCTGGAGGCACTGCAATTTTTAGTACATTTGAGGGTATTGCTGTTGGAGCGGCTAATACTGGATATGTAAAAATTGGAAATGAAATTATTGGATATCAATCTATTGGCAATGGCTCCTTGAATGCTATTACTAGAGGCGTTGATTCTACAATTATAATTCCACATTCTGTTAATAGTTTAATGTATAAGTATGAATTAAATGGGGTTTCATTGCGTAGAATTAATACAACTCATGATATTGATGATTTAAATATTGGATTAGATAGATATTATATTCAAATTGATCGAGGAAGTTCAAAGGGAGCGGATAGAAGCGCCGATAATGGAAACCCACAGATACAATTTACATCAGAAGCAACATTAGGTGGATCTAACGTTCTTGCAACAGAAAATATTTTATACAGTTCAATAGTACCCACATATGATGTCATTACTCCAGGATCATCAACATCAGTTTCCGCTCAAATCAGATCTGTAACTGGAACGAGTGTTGGTGGAGATGAAACTTCATTTTTAGATAATGGATATGAACCGGTCCAACTAAATTCTTTAAATGTTCTTAAAAGTGTTAGAATTGTATGTTCCAAAGAAAATGAAACTGAATATTTAAGTGGTTTAACAAGAAACAAATCATTTACTACTGCAATAGATTTGAATACAACGGATCCCAATTTGTCACCCATAATATTTTTAGATACCGCATTTACCGAATTTATTTCAAGTCGTTTGAACAGACCAATTACTGATTTTACGCTAGATAACAGATCAAATTCTATATTAGATGATCCACATGCTGCGGTTTATATTTCAAAAAAAGTAAACTTAGCTCAACCAGCATCTTCACTCAAAGTTATTTTATCGGCATATAGACATGAATCTGCTGATTTTAGAATTTTATATAGTTTGTTTAGACCAGACTCCGGTGAAATTGAACAAGCGTTTGAATTATTCCCTGGATATGAAAATCTAAATTCTTTAAGAGTTATAGATCCTTCTAAAAATAATGGAAAACCAGATACTTTTGTATCTTCAAGTTTGGACAATGAATTTAAAGAATATGAATTTACTGCCAACAATCTTAATTTATTTAATGGATATGTAATTAAAATTGTAATGTCCGGAACTAATCAAGCATATCCACCAAGAATTAAAGAACTTAGAACAATAGCAATAAGATGATTAGAGTAAAAGGGCATCAGAATCTTTATCGTGATGAAAATAGTGGAGCTATCATCAATTGCGATTCTTTGGCATATAATCAGTATGTTAATGCATTACACAATAGAGAATTGCAAAAAGAAGAATTGAATAAAATGAAACAAGATATTGATGAGATTAAGTTGTTGTTAAGACAATTAATTAATGATTCAAAATAAAATTTAATTGAGTAATTTGACTATCGGATTTAATTCATTATAAATATATTTTAGATAATCATCTATTTGTTGATGGCAGAAATAAAAGTCAGAGTAGGGCAGCAATCTGCAATAAAAGTTATATCCTCACTTGCAGGTGCTCGTGGTTCCTCCTTGTCTGAACTCAGTGATGTCAATGCGCCAAATTTATCTGATGGAATGGTTCTTGTTTATAATGGTTCCACTTCTAAATGGGATGCCACATTAACGTTAACCCCAGGCGCAACACAGAATTTAGATATCAACGGAGGAAATTTCTAAGATGGCAAGTATAATTAGAGTTAAAAGGTCTACAGGAACTATTGCTCCAGCATCTCTTAATTTTGGAGAACTTGGTCTTACAGTTGGAGTAGGAACACATGGAAATGGTGGTGGTAGACTATTTGTCGGAGATTTTTCTAACAATTCACTAATAGTTGGTGGTAGATACTATACAGACCTGTTAGGCATTGCTCCTGGGTTAGTAGCAGGTCAAACAAACCCAACAACTCCTGCAAATGGTTTTGTTGCTATTCTTGATCAGAATCGTAAAGTTGATCAATGGAACGTTGATAATATTAGAATTGATGGAAATATAATTTCATCAACAAACACTGACGGACATATAAATTTAGATCCAGATGGAACTGGAGAAATTATAATCCCAGACGATACGTTCTTAACATTTGGAACTAGTCAAGACTCCAAAATTGAATATGATGAAAACGGCACAGATAAACTAACATTTACTGGTGCTGATATTAGAATTAATATTGATACACAATCAACTGATAAAGATACTGGTGCTTTAATCATTGAAGGTGGTGTTGGTATTGAAAAGAATCTATTTGTTGGTGGTAACTTCTCTCTAACAGGCACCACAATAATTTCAGGCACCACAGAGTCAACTAATAAAGATACTGGATGTCTAGTTCTTGAGGGTGGTCTTGGTGTTGAAAAGAATGTTAATCTAGGTGGTAATCTTGGGGTTGAAGGTGGGTCTGTTACAAGTCAAACTGCAAACCTTAATTTATTCAATGCAAATGTAACTACTGCAAATGTTCTTGGTGCTGCAACTAACATTGTATTGGGTGCAACAACAGGTGTTGCCACCGTTAGAAATGCAACTGTTGACTTTGATGGTGATTTGAATATTGACGGTGGAGATTTAACTTCAAATCAAAGTAATTTTAATCTTTTAAATGCAAATGTAACCACTGCAAATGTTCTTGGTGCTGGTACTGCGATTGCGATTGGTGCTAATACTGGATTACTGACCATAGGAAATCCAACGGTAGTTGGTACTCAAGCAACACAAAATCTTTATAATACAGTCGCTACTACTGTTAATGCTTTTGGTGCTGGTACAGCAATTGCAATTGGTGCAAACTCTGGAACATTAACAATCGGTAACCCAACTGTAGTTGGTATTCAAACAACACAAAACCTTTATAACACAGTTGCTACTACTGTTAATGCTTTTGGTGCTGCAACTAACATTGTATTGGGTGCAACAACAGGTGTTGCCACCGTTAGGAATGCAACTGTTGACTTTGATGGTAATTTGAATATTGATGGTGGAGATTTAACTTCAAATCAAAGTAATTTTAATCTTTTAAATGCAAACGTAACCACTGCAAATGTTCTTGGTGCTGCAACTAACATTGTATTAGGTGCAACAACAGGTGTTGCTACCGTTAGAAATGCTACTCTAAGTGTTCCCAATGCAACCACAATTAATTTAGGATCTACTGGGTCCACAACTCAAGTTACCTTCCCAAGCACTTCTGGCACTTCATTTGTTTCAATTGCCGCAACTACAAATGCAACATCTACAATAACCGGTGCGTTAAGAGTTGCTGGTGGTGTTGGTATTTTAAAAGATCTTCATATTGGTGGAACTTTAAATGTAACTGGTGGTCAAACAACGATCACAGAAAACCTTACTGTTGAAGGTAATACAACTTTAGGAAATGCATCAACAGACATTGTAACTATTACAGGAGTTGTTAATCATACAGGACCTCTTACCAATGTTGGTGGAGTTACGATTGATAATGTTGGTATTAGTTCAAATGTAATTTCAACCAAATCTGGTGGTGGAAATGTTTTATACATTGACCCATATCCAGATGGGTTAAGTAATGAGGGAATGGTTGTTGTCAAAGGAAATCTTCAAGTTGATGGAACAACAACCACAGTAGACTCAAGTAGTGTTACTGTAAATGGTGCAATCATATCACTTGGCGATGTAACTAGCAATAGAACTGTAGTTTCGGCAGTTGCATCCGGTGTTAGTACAATTTCACTGGATTCTGTTGTTGGAATTAATACCGGTGATATTATATCTGGTAGTGCATCTTTACCTAATAGTGGAGTAACTACTATTACGGCATATAATACATCCACAAAGGTTGTTACAATTACCGGAACTACAACTTCAGGAATTACCTCAACAACTCAATTAACTATAACTCATGCATATGATAGCAATACAGATAGAGGTATTTCCTTTGAATATAATACTGGTGTAGGAACGGCAAATCATAAAGCTGGATTTTTTGGATTTGATGACAGTTCCATTGCAAGCAGTAGTTCTACTGTAGATAATCATGGTACTCATGCAGATAATAGTAGAAAATGGACTTATATTCCAGACGCCACAATTTCCAACAGTGTTGTAACCGGAACTAAAGGATTTTTAGATGTAAAAGGTATTTACTATCAGTCCGGTGATTTTGCTCTTGGCGGTGTCGCGTATTTTGATAGTCAGGGGTTACAAAGATCTACTAATGCAGTAGCATCATCAACAATTACATCTAAACAGATTTTAACTGCAGTAACAGAGGTAAATCTGACTGTAACTTCAGTTTCCGTGGCAGAAGGTGACCTTATTTCTCAAGTAACATCTGGTGCTTATGGTGTTGTGAAAACAACGAGTACTGGGACAACAATTACGGTTATTGGTGTAGAAGGAACTTTCAATACTGCAAATGACTTGCTTATTAATGGTACAAGCATTTCTAGAATTCCTTCTGCTGTATCTATCATATATTTAAACAAGCCAATCTGGACTTCAACTCTTGACGGAGGAACTTTTTAATTATGAATAGTGAAGTTGATGTGAATATCTTAGTTAATCTGTATAATCAAAAAATTTCAACACTAACAAATCAAAATATTTTGTTAGAAGCAAAATTACAATCACTAATCAAAGATTTCGAAGAAGAAAAAAATCAACTTCTAACAGAAAATTTAAATCTTCAAAATAAATATGATGAATTGAAAAATTCTAGAAAATTAGAAAAATAAAAAGATGGCAAAACCGGCAACTCGACAACAACTCATAGATTACTGTCTAAGGCGTCTGGGGGCCCCTGTATTGGAGATTAACGTCGATGACGATCAAATAGATGATCTAGTTGATGATGCCCTTCAGTACTTCAGTGAACGTCATTTTGATGGTGTTGAAAGAATGTATTTGAAGTACCAAATTACACAAGATGATATTAATAGAGGAAGGGCAAAAAATAAGAATGGCGTCGGAATTGTAACCACGACTGCAACATCAGTTAATACTGGTTCTGGGTCATTTACCTCATCATTTTATGAAACATCCAACTTTATTCAAATACCAGATTCGGTTATTGGTATAGAGAAAATATTCAAATTTGATACGAGTTCAATTTCGGGGGGGATGTTTAGTCTTAAATATCAGTTATTTTTGAATGACATGTATAATTTTAATTCGGTTGAACTTTTACAATATGCAATGGTAAAAAGTTACTTGGAAGATATTGATTTTTTACTCACAACAGATAAGCAAGTTAGATTTAATAAAAGACAAGATAGATTATATCTAGATATTGATTGGGGAGCACAGTCTGCTGGAAATTTTATGGTTATAGATTGTTATAGAGCATTGAATCCTGATTCATTTACACAGGTTTACAATGATAGTTTTCTTAAAAGATATTTAACAGCATTAATTAAAAGACAATGGGGACAAAACTTAAGCAAGTTTAGGGGTGTTAAACTTCCAGGTGGAATTGAATTGAATGGTGGAGAAATATTACAACAAGCTGAGCAAGAGTTATCCGATATTAAATCTAGAATGTCTATGGAATATGAACTTCCACCGTATGATTTTATTGGATAATGGCACTTAATCCCTTCTTTTTACACGGAACTTCATCTGAACAAAGATTAGTCCAAGACCTCATAAATGAGCAATTGAGGATGTATGGAGTTGAAGTTGTTTATATTCCAAGAAAATTTGTAAATAGAAAGACAATAATCGAGGAAGTGACTGCTTCAAAGTTTGATGATAATTTTGCGATTGAGGCATATGTAAATAATTTTGAAGGATACAGTGGACAGGGAGATATTCTTACAAAATTTGGAGTAAGTTTAAAAGATGAATTAGCAATCACAATTTCTAAAGAAAGATTTGAAGATTTTATTGCACCATTTTTGGAAGGTTTTGATGATTCTGAAATTACACTTTCAACTAGACCCAGAGAAGGAGATTTAATATATTTTCCATTGGGTGAGAGACTTTTTGAAGTTAAATTTGTAGAGCACGAATCTCCATTTTATCAATTAGGAAAAAATTATGTTTATGAATTAAAATGTGAATTATTTGAATATGAGGATGAAATTATTGATACTTCTATTGAAAAAATAGATACTCAGGTGAAGGATGATGGATATATCACAACCTTAAAATTAATTGGTATTGGTAGAACTGCAACAGCAACTGCAATAATTACTGGTTTTGCGGCAACTACAACTACTGGATATATTAATCAAATTTTTATAAACAATGATGGTAGTGGATACACGTCGGTTCCAACTATTGGGTTTTCATCTTCACCAACCGGTAAGGCTAGTGATACCGCAACTGCTGTTGGATTCCTTACAACAAGATCCCGTATTACTTCATTGGAAAAAATACTGCTTACAAATGCAGGTGCCGGATATACAATTGCACCCACTATTACAATAAGTGGTGGAGGAGGAACTGGCGCCGCAGCGACCTGTTCAATTGAAAAGACAAGTAGTGGTGTGCTTAAATTTGTGATTAGTGATGGTGGAGTAGGATATGGAACCGCACCGATTGTAACAGTTAATCACCCATCTGTTGGTGCCGCAGCAACATCTGGAATTGGCGTGGGTGGAACTGTAAATAAACTGACAATTACAAATACAGGAACTGGATATACTGGTGTTCCGTCAGTAACTGTAAGTTCTCCCGGTGTGGGAATTGGAACAACGGCAATTATAACCGCATCAATATCTGCTGGCGGTGTGTCTGCACTGACAATTGTAAATGCAGGCGCCGGATATACAGTTGCACCAACCTTAACTATTAGTAATCAAGACTCTATTAAGAGTTTTCCTTTGGGAAGAGCAACAGGAATTTCATCAATTGGATTTGTTGGATCAGATTCTGTCGTAAAAGCAATTTATGTTTCTAGTCCTGGATTTGGATATCTATCGAGTCCAACTGTTACTATTGCAAATCCGGAATCACTTACCGGAATCGGAACATATTTATTTAATGAAGTTGTAATAGGATCCAGATCAAAAACAAGAGCTAGAGTTAAGGATTGGGATAAGGATAATAATATTCTCAAGATTTCCAATGTTGGAATTGGTGCCACTCAACTTGGATTTTTCCCAGGAGAAACTATTATCGGAACAGAATCAGGAGCACTATATACAGTCGAAACTTTTGATCAAATGGATACATATGATAAATATAGTCAAAATGATGAGATTGAGGAAGAAGCAGATCTCATTTTAGATTTTACAGAATCAAATCCTTTTGGTGGATACTAATGTTAGGAACTTATTACTATCACGAAATTATAAGAAAGACTATTATATCTTTTGGAACTTTATTTAATCAAATACATCTTCGTCACACTGATAAAAATAATAATATCAGTGATATAAGAGTTCCCATTACTTATGGTCCAAAACAAAAGTTTTTAGCAAGAATTTTACAACAACCTGAATTAAACAAGGCAACTCAAATTTCATTACCAAGAATGACCTTTGAGATGAATTCAATTTCGTATGATCCAACAAGAAAGTCGAGTATAGTTCAAACTTTTAGAACTACTGATACAGGAGATAATATTAAAAAAGTTTTTATGCCAGTTCCATATAATATTGGTTTTGAACTTAATATTTTATGTAAATTAAATGATGATGCTCTACAAATTATAGAACAGATTTTACCTTATTTTCAACCAGCATTTAATGTGACTGTTGATCTAGTGGAATCTATTGGAGAAAAAAGAGATATTCCAATGGTTTTAGATAGTATTACATTTAAGGACGACTATGAGGGAGATTTTTTAACAAGAAGAGCATTAATTTATACTTTGTCTTTTACGGCAAAAACTTATATGTTTGGTCCTATCGCAGAAAGTTCCGAAGGTCTCATCAGAAAAGTTCAGGTTGATCAGTATACTGGAACTGATACATTAACCGCCAGAAGAGAAATGAGATATACTGTCACCCCAGATCCATATAATGCAGATCCGGATGATGATTTTGGGTTTAGTGAAACTACAGAATTTTTTACAGACAGTAAAGTTTATAGTCCAACTCAAAGAACTGATATTTAACACAAAATGAAAAATAATTATGAAGATTTAGATAAAGCACTGAATATTGAAAGTAATATTATTGAAGTAAAACCTTCAACTTCTAATATTGACATTATTCCAAAACAAGTTGATGATATTCAAAGAGATTATGAATACACAAGAGTAAATTTATATTCATTAATTGAAAAAGGTCAGGAAGCAATTAATGGGATTATGGAACTTGCTGGAGAAGGGGGCAGTCCAAGAGCATATGAAGTGGCAGGACAACTTATTAAAAGTGTTGCGGACACCACAGATAAACTAATAGATTTACAGAAAAAATTAAAAGACGTTCAGGAAGATAATACAAAAATTTCTAATAATGTTACGAATAACGCAGTGTTTGTTGGATCGACAAGTGAGTTGTCAAAACTACTTAAACAAGGTTTCCTAAATAATAAAGAGTAGTTTTTTTTTATTTCTAATGAGTTGGTCCGACAAATATAAAAGATCAATTGATTGTAATAATCCTAAAGGATTTTCTCAGAAAGCTCATTGTGCTGGAAAGAAAAAAAAATCTATGAATGAAATGAACAATCCCCGTATTCCAAAAAAACCAGGCCAACCGGATAAGTCAGATAAACACTCAGATCTTTATACAGACGAAGATCCAAAAGGAACAATCCATGGATTGGGGTTTAAAGACGTTCAAACTGCAAAACAAAGTGTTTCAAAAATAAGAAGTTCTGGAAGATCTCATGCTCATAAAATCCAAGCAGCAATTGCTATGGAACAAAGAGCAAGAGTAGCAGGAAAAACTTCAGAAGCTGCCGTTTATAGAAAATTTATTAACTCAATGAAAAAGAAAACGAAGCAGATGAATGAAGAGGGTCTCCGCGATTGGTTTGGTAAGTCTAAATCAAAAGATGGTAAAAGTGGTTGGGTTAATGTTGTAACAGGAGGCACATGTGCAAGTGATGAACCAGGAGAAGGAACTCCTAAGTGCGTTTCCTCTGCAAAAAGAGCAAGTATGACAAAGGCAGAGAGATTATCTGCAGCGAGAAGAAAGAAAGCAGCGGATCCTGGACAGCAACAAAAGACCGGTGCTGCAAAACCTACTTATGTTTCAACTGATTCACCTAAAAAGAAAACACGTAAAGAAGAAATAGATTTAGTGAGTTTGATTGAAAAAAATAATTGCAATCACACCAAAGAAGGTGTCAATTGTCCATGTCACGGAAAAAAGAGGTGTCCTGTAGTGATAGAATCAAAAGATCACGAATACTCTATGGCTCGTTCAGAACTTTCCACAATTATAAGTGCTGCTAAAAGACTCAAAACTAAAATGG